GATTTTCTGGACTTGTAAGAGATACTAACTCAAATGCCATTGTTAATGTAAATAGAAATGAATATCAATTGTATATGACACGCCACAAGACTAGAGAAAAACAAAGTGATGAATTACGAGGCGCAATAAAAGAAATAAATACTTTAAAACAAGAATTGTTTGAAATAAAAAGATTAATAAAGGAAATTAAAAACTAATGGCTGCAAGACAAATATCTGCTACACAAACACTAGAAGACTTTAGAACACAGTTTAATGCTCTATCGGCTACTGATTTTGGTGATATTGCTACGTTAAATGCTGGTTTATCTGCAACGTCTGTAATAGGCGCTGTTAATGAATTATACGCTGCTATTGCTGGTGCATTATCTTTTACAATTTCTGATAGTTCAAATACTCAAACACTTGTAAATGGTAATACATTATTATTTCAAGGTACAGCTAATCAAATTACAGCAACTGTATCAGCAACAGATAAAATTACATACGCATTAACTGAAGATGTAACAATCGCTGGTGAGTTTACTGCTTCAGGTACAGGTACTCATACATTAGGTCCGTTAACATTTGCAGGTAGCACAATTGCAAGTTCAGGTTCTACTATCACAATGAGTGATGATGTAACAATGCCTGCAACTAAAACATTAACTGTTGATAAGATTTCAAGTAATCAGTCATTTGTTGATTTTGGCAGTAAGAACATATCAACTGACGGATACTACTATACATCATTGGCAAGTGGAGGTCTGATATTTGAAGGTGCAACTGCTGACGCATACGAAACTAAAATAACTGTTGTAGACCCTACAGCAGATAGAACAATTACATTACCTAACGTATCAGGAACGGTTATAACAACTGGTGATACAGGTAGTATTACAGGTACTATGATTGCCGCAGATACTATTGCTGAGGCAAATATGGCAAATGACGCTATAGGGCAAGATCAACTAAAAAGTGTTGTAACCCTACAAATATTAAACTCTAGTGGTGTTGTTGTTAAAACAATGTACGCTGCTGGTGCATAAATATTATAAATAAGTAAAGAGAGGTACTTACTGAAAGAAGTGGTACCAGATATTAAATGGAGAAATTATGGCAGTAAGAAAACCCTTATATGTAAGTTCAGGAAACTTACAAGAGATGGACACTACTATGGTCGGTCAGATTGTAGATCAGGCTGTCTATCAATATTCATTAGCACCTAGTGTTGCATTATCTGTTGTCGGTTCAAGTGGTACACTTTCGGCAATTACTGACACAAGAAAACAAGCAGGTGCTCAATCAACTAGTGCAAGTTCAACACCAAGTGAAGGAACTACACAGGAACCTCAAACAGTAACAGTATCTTATGATAAAGTAAGTGAAACTAGAACAGCAGGATCACCTACAGCTGATACTGGTAAAACTTGGCCTGTATATTACAACTCATCTGGTCAGATACAAGCAATGAATTTAACGGATGTAAAAGATACTTTTTTACACCCAGCAATTGATCTATTGGCTTCAGGATCAACAGGTACTCAACAAGGTGGAACTTATCACGTTTCAACAAGTGCTTCTGTTTCTGGATCAACTGAAGTATCAGGATCATCAACAGCAATTTTCGTAGATACAAGAGCAGATACAAGTGCTTATTCTGCAGGTTCAATTCCTGAAACACAGGATCAACCTACAACTATTACAAGTTATTACCTACAAAGAATTACTGGTTCTCAAATTACATATACTGAACCATACTTTTTAGATGGTTCTAATAACATTAAAGAATATACAACTGCTGCTTTTGACGCTTTATTAGCAGAATGGATTAAATACACAGCAGTATCATCTGGTGATGGTTACTCTTTAAGTTATAACATTGGTGCTTCTGGCTCTGGTAATACTAGAGGTTCTGGTATGGTTGATACTATATTAGATGGTTCTGGTAACTATCAAACAAGATATGTAAATACGGATGACTATAGAGCACAGGAATTTCCGAATGGATCTGTAACTACGGCTGCAACATATTATTTAAGAATACATAAATCTTAATAGATTTATAAATTATATTATGAATTATGAAAATATTATTAACAGGTAGTGAAGGCTTTATAGGTCAACACCTATTTAAATTCTTAACAAATCAAAAACACGAAGTAATTTGTCTGGACAAAACAACAGGCAATGATTTACTTTCTTGCGACTTAAAATATTCTGTAGATTTAGTTATACATCTCGCTGGTTTATCTGGCGTTAGAGATAGTCTAGGTAGGCCTGAAGAATATTGGATACAAAATGTAATCGCAGGTCAAAGACTTTTTGATTTTTTCAAAGACACAAGAATCTTATACGCAAGTTCATCAACAGCACACGAGCCATGGAAAAATCCATATGCAATGAGTAAATATGGTTTAGAACGTATTGCTCCTGCTAATAGTATGGGTATGAGATTTACAACCGTGTATGGTCCTAATGCTAGAGAAAGTATGTTGATACCAAGAATATTAAGAAATGAAGTTCCTTATATCAACACAAATCATAGTAGAGATTTTATACACGTTGACGATTTAGTGAGAGCGATAGATACTTTGATGAAATCAAATTTAAGAGGTGTAACAGATATAGGTTCTGGTACTACAAATAATCTCGTAGAATTAATTGAATACTTTGGTATTGATTGTGAACGTGTTGTGGGAGAACAATCCGAGAGATTAGATAACCTTGCTGATAATACACTACTAAATAAAATAGGTTGGTCACCTAAAATAAACTTATATGACTATATTAAGGAGAACAAACATGTTAACTGAAGAATATTTAAAAGATCATTTTATAACTGCTCATTTTATTGACAATGAAAGACAAAACATTGAAATATTAATGACAAACGAAGATAAGACAGCAACTATACCATACATTATTCCTTTTGATGAAAAAGATGTTAAGTATCAAGCGCTACAAACTGTTTTTACTGTAGATCAATTGCATGAGGCAACATATCAACAAAAGAAACAACAAAGAAAAGACTTTGAAGAAACAGTTTTACAAATTGCTAAAAATGATGGTCTTATAATGGATTCAAATAAAATTGATACTAAATTTTACCCTAAAGTAGTAGAAGCTATTTTTGGTGATGATGAAAATTTAGATCATATATTTGCGTTAAAACTAGCAGTATTTGAATTAAAAGAAATAAAAGATTCTAAACAAGAAGCTTTAAAGAAAAAGTTAAGACAATCAAAAAATAAAAGAGATATTATTGCTACTGCTTGTCAGATTTTAGATGGTGATATTTTTAATTTAGAAACTGATAAATCTTCAGTTTAGAAAATAGTCTGAATACCATCCAGTCCAACCTTCTTCCATTATATGTTGCATTTGACCTAATGTACATATACTAAATTGTGGAGGTTTGTTATACATATAGTCTTTTATTGAAGGACAAACTCTTTCATACGTTTTATAGTCAATGAATTTATAATACCATTCATCACTACCTCTAGTGTAGGTATCCACATAGAAATCGTCTTGTTCTCTAAACTTATCCCATATGTAAGATACATCACCAGTCCATGATACTATAGATGAGTTTAAAGGTGTATGAGCAGGTGCTCTCCACCACGTATCATCTAATAACGTAAAATCTTTTCTTACTAGATTAGGTAACTTATCATAGATTACCATATCTAAATCAAAATACAAGTTCTCTCCATCTCGGAACTTATCGTACATCTGAAATTTGTTAAACCAATTACCATATAGGTCATCTTCTATAACTTCAAAGCTATCATACTTTAGACCAGAGTATTCATCTATCATATGTTTTAAGTTATCAACGTGCCATTGAGTAAACTTATTACCAAATCTACAACAAATAATCCGCATTTATTTTTCTTCCTACTCCTGTAAAGTGTACTACTTTTAATTTTTCGTTTACCTCTTTATCTAATATCATAAAGTCAGTATCAAACTTTTGCATATACATTTTATTGAGGTTTAAATTTTCAGCATAGTCATCTGTATATTTTGCTATCCATTGACTAGGTGTTTTAGTAAGTTTTGCTTTATGTTCTAATACTTTTAATTTAACATAGTTTTGTTCACCATAATACTTTTTATGTACGGTACCGTTATCATAAAAATGCAATTGCCAGTATTCAGGATTGATTGCAAAGTCATCCCATACAAATTTTAAACTGCCTGATTTAAACTTATAAAAACCACCATTGATACCTAGTTTGTTTTCCCACCATTGACCATACGTTACTAATTCATTATCTGATACAGGATGACCTAGTAATTCATCTATATTGTTTACTATGAGTTGATCTATATCCATAATGATTATATCATCACCTGGATTCTGATATGCAAATTGAGGACTAAAGAATTTTAGTTTATGCCAATGTTTTACTATATTACTATTATGATTATAAGGTAGGACTACATCTGCTTTGACATCTGTATCACTTAAACATACAAACTCAAAGTCTATTGATGAGTGTTTACGTAAACTATCATGTAGTCTTTCAACGTAATCAGGTGTGTAGAAACCATCAAAATATACTGTACATATTTTTAGCATTTAAAACCATTCACGGTATTCGGCAAGTCTTCTCCACACAAGGTCAAAATCTTTATTGATAGTGTGGCAAAGTACTGTTTTTTTAGGTATGAATCCTTGATGATATAAAAAGTAATGCCACTTATCATCTAACCATTGTACAGGTACATTGTTTTCTTGTAGTTTAACTGAAAATAATGTTTCATTATCCCAACCAAAATATTGTCGTACTTTTTCAGGAAATATATTGTCTTCGGTTACCTGTGAACCTTGTTTTAAATCTGACATCATCTTTAAATTTTTCTCAAAATCTTTAAAGTAATTTAGTTTTATTAAATGTTCTTTATTGATACCTACAATACCTGTATTAATGACATCATTTTTTGTACTTAAACCTTTTTCAAATAACATTGCCTGAGCGTTGAAATATTTTGATGATGGACTTCTTATTGTTTGTGATGAATCTGTTACTGACTCTATTATAGTTATTTTATTATTATTGTTTAGTACAGCTATACCTTTTGTTAAATCCCAGGCCTCAAAAAAGTTTTCATTTTTCATAGGCACAACGTCAAAATCTAAAAATAATATTTCATCATATTTTAAAGCCAATTCATACATTAAATGTATTTTATAGAAATTTATTATATTGTACATAGTAAGAAACGGATAAGCGTTTTTTATTTTATTTGACCATATTGAAAAATTTGTATCATACTCATACATAATAAAATCAGCACCTATAGCTTTGGCATAAACTTCTTTATAAGCACAAAGATCAGCATAATGTTTTGCAAATTGTTGCTTTGTTCTTATGTTCATAGGTGTATCACCTTCTTTTAAAATATTTTTATCATGCAGATCAATATCTTCTTCAGGTATATCAATGTACAAACTATAAATTACTCTTTTCATAATATCTTTCCTATTATTGTAAATCTTGTTCCTCTTTCATCATTTATCTCATCTTCAACAAGTACTTCGGTGTTTGTAGGTAATTGTGTTTTAAATTCATCACCATTGTTTACACAATTTATATGTGTATCAATATTGAACATGTCATTTGATTGAAAGGCAAAATGTGCTGTTTTTTTCATTCTTGTCCACCATGGGACTTTACGTGTAACAGGCACACCAAATTTTGAATTGAAATATAGTGATCTAGGTCCTATAGGTCCCCATTCAGACATTGGTCGCATATGTTCACACGAAGTATTAATGAATAAGTCTGTTTTCTCATATTCGTTTCTAAAATCTTTGAATATGTCATCTGATATAAAGTTTACATTTTCATAGTTATAAAACAATTTGTTTTTAGCAATTTTTATAACTCTATCGTCCATATCTATCGCTGTAATCTTTTTTACTCTAGGCGCCAATGCAGGTACTAGAATACTACCATACCAACAACCAAATATTGTTATTTCAGATTGATCTGTTATTAAACCAAGTTTATCACAATGGTTTATAATATTCATCTTTGCGTTTAATTGAGGACTACTAAAAGAGTCTAGTATATTATGTTCTAAATCAGGTTCTTCTTTAATTGTATAAATTATTTTTTCTAATAAATTATAATCTATATGATTATTATGTAAACTTAATATATTTTTTAAATATTGTAATTGATCTCTTTCTATCATTTAACCCAACTCACTATATCTGATAAAGGTGGACATGTGTCAAGTCCTAATCTATCTTGTTTTTCTAACCATTGTTGTCTTGTTTCTTCAGCATATCCACAACTCATCATTAATATTGGTCTTCTTTTTACCCAAGTAAACCCTAAATCATGCCATTGTTTTACATCTCTTATAAAACAAATATTATACGATACATCTAATCCTTCTTCTAGTAAATAACTTGATAGATTAGTTGCAAACATTCCTACTTCTAAAGCAATGTGATCTATAATTTTATTTACATATTCTGGATACATCTCATCTGCTGTATGACTACCATTATCTATTTGCATTTGATAAAACGCATTTGGTTTATGTACAACTCTGCTATGAAATGCAAACAAATAAGGATTTGTTCTTACGTGATTGTAGTTTGGATTGGGATTCTTTTTTGCGTCATGTGTTACTTTAGATAAACCTAAAGCATTTGTATCTTTGTCAACTTCTATATGATTTCTGTTAGATAGAGTCCATATCTTTTCTTTCCATTCTTGTTGTTCGGGACCATATACATTTATTCTATATGCAAACATATTGTTTTTAGATGATGTTGTTCTCAATGCTTTTTCTAAAGCATTATCTATTATTTCTTTTGGTGGAACATCTTTCTTATAACTGATAACGTGTCTTCGTTTATCTTTTAATAAATCGTAATGTTTCATTTTTTTATTACCCAATCTCCCATAACTAACATGTTCAATGCTGTTCTTTTAAAAGTTCTTAATGCGTGTTGAGGTGTTTCTACAATAGGTTCCTGACAATTAAAACTTGTATTCAATAACATTGGTATACCTGTAATTTTGTAAAACTCATTCACTATATCATAAAACTTTTCATTATCATTCCTATTTATAGTCTGTATTCTAGCCGTATTGTCAACATGTGTAATGCCTGGCACTTTATCAGTTTTTACTTTACATATCCTAGACATGTAAGGACTAGGACCACCTCTTGTTTCAAAATATTCTTTGTAGTGTTCTTCTAATACTACAGGTGCAAATGGTCTAAAGTCTTCTCTCATTTTTATAGTATGATTAATAATATTTTTTATATCTGGATTACGAGGGTCAGCTAATATACTTCTATTACCTAATGCACGATTACCACTTTCTGATCTACCTTGAAACCAACCTACGATAGCGCCATCTGCTATTGCTTGTGCTACTTCTTTATAATTTACTTTTTCTTCTCCTATATACTCATACTCTTTACCAGCATACAATTCTGATTTATGTATATTATTGTTTAGAGTATAATCAGCATGTTGATAGGTACCAATGGCCTGTCCTTCATCACCAACAGCAGGTGGTACAAATACATTTTTATAATGTTTAGTAAATTCTTCATTCATGTAACCATTGTAAGCAACACCACCTGCAATACATAAGTTATCACAAGTCTTTAATGGATATACATGTTCTTTTATTTTATCTAAAGTAAATTTTTGTAGTGTATATGCCAAATCATCTATGCCGTGTGTATCTACATCTATTTGTTTAAAGTGTTCTTGTTTCTTTTCAGTAATAGGACCATCAAATATAACTTCAAAACATGTATAATAATATCTACTAAACTTACCATATCCTACTTTACCCATAAGTTTACTTGCACCAAGTGTACCAAAACCTGTAAGGCCTGACATATGATTCCATAACCAACCAATAGGTAACTTATCTGATAGATCAATTAAGTTTTGTTCTTTGTCAAAGAATACACATCTAAATTTAGAGCCTATACCATCTATCGCAAGTATATCAGACTCTTTGTAACCTGAATTAAGAAACGCATAAGTAGCGTGTGATTGATGATGATCTATAAAGTATATGCCACCTTCATAATAGCGATCCCATAGTTTTTTAGGATCATAATCAAATATTCTATCATGCCCTTTTAATACTGTATTCCACAATTCTTCTTTTGATTTTCGTATACCACCAAATGTATATGTAAATGCTAATATGGCGTCATTTGGTTTTTTAAAATAATCTTCAGTAAACTCATCATTTAATCTATAATCACTTACATTGAGTATATCTGATTGATGAGCATATGCCTCAGCGTGATATGGTAGATTATGTTTAAATCTAGTATATCTTTCTCTTTGATTATGATACACACCATCATAGGTATTGTGGTCATGTAAATTTAATGCTATAGAATATATTTTTTTACTCATAATATTTTTTCAGTTCAGGAAAGACATCAAACAAATTCATTTCCCATTTTGTGCCTTTATAGTATTTATCAACATTTAATAAGTATCTTATTGTGTCTTTATAGTCTAGCCCATTGTTATCTTCTTTTAATACATTTTGTATATCTGGAAAATTAGCATATTTAGGAATAAGTTCTTTTTTTATTTCTTCGGGTAAAACATTAGCACATAACTTCGCAGGTCCTCTTATATTAGACCAGTTAATCTGTCCAAATTTACTAGCTAGTTTACTAGATTTGTCAACAAATAATTCTTTATAATTATCAAACCATTCTATAAGTTCATAAAATCTCATAACACTCAAAAAAGATACAGCACCATTTACATTTATTTGAACATTAGGATATTTTTTTATTTCTTTAATGTTCTTAACTATTTCATCCCAATTTGATCTACGTCTAATATAATTATTAGTTTTACCAATACCATCAAGTGATACTGTAAGTTCAAATATTTTAAAGTGTTTAGTGTAGTCTGTAATTTTATATTTGCCGTGTCCTAAAACAGACATGTTAGTTTGAAATTTTACATACATTTGTTTAGAGTAACCAGAATCTACTATTGCGTCAAGTAGTTTATAGTATTGTTTCATAACTAATGGTTCTCCACCAATTAGTTTAAGATTGTAGATATAAGGTGCGACATCTTTTATTTGTTCAATAACATCTTCCATGCTTTTATTTTTCATATCAGCCATTTTAATTTTATATTCATCTGATCTCCAACCACCCATATTATACTTTTCTCCTGTATTGAATATGTTTTGATCTTTTAACTCATTAGAATCCATTGTTTTAATTCTTGTTGTAGAGTCAAATGGATGACACATGTAACAATCTAAATTACATTGATTGCCAAATGCTTTAATTTGTATTTCAAAAATTCTATGTTTTATATGACCTTGCATAGTTTCTTTATATGCTTCAACTGCTTTACGCATTTCTGGCCATAAGAAATCATTATTACTTTGTATTTTTAGAGAGGCCTGTCGTCTGGATCTGCCATATTGTTTTTCTTGTTTGATACATGATTTACATGATTTTTTTGTTAATTGTAAATCTGAACCTGGTGTTAACATTTCATTTCGTAGTTGATTAAGTTTAGGGTCACTTTCAAACCAATCTTTTATTGAAGTATCTTTTATACTTGTTCCAAATTCTCTTGTTTCAGCCCAAGAGCATGGTGCATAATCACCTTGAATATTTGTGTATAGTAATTGAAAAGGAGCAGCACAAAAAAATATATCTTGGTTTTTGATTTGTTTTTCTAACGTACCTACATCAACTCCTGGGTCTTCAAACCATTTAGACGTATCTACTTTACCATCACCTAGAAACTTATCTCCAGGACCGCCTTTAGTTAAATGTTCAGGAAGTTTACTCATCTATAAATTTAAATATATCTTCAAATGGTGCGTCTGTATCTAATTTTCTATTTTCAGGTCTCATTGTTTGCCATTTAAAGTAAACACCTTTACCTATCGTTTGCATTAGTGTGGGATAAAATTTTATAAAAGGAAAGTCTTTCCATGATTCTAAATCAGACGGGAAACAAACGTTATATGATGTATCCCAACCTCTATCTAAAGTTGCACCTGTTATTGCCTTTGCTAACATACCTATTTCTACTGCACAAGACTCTCTATTACGTTCATCAATAAATTGAGGGTCTTCTAACTCCCATAATGAGTCTGATTCCTCAAACTTCCACTTATGAAATTTATTAGGTGGTGCAAGTCTTGGCGTTGTTATCAAAGTCCAAGGTGCTGAACGCATATGATATAGACCAGGATTTTCAGTATGTTTTTTAGGGTCACCCATATTTGCTTTAACGTCTGTATCAATCTTATTTCCTTCACATAGATTCCATAGTTTTCTACTACGCTCTGCATTAGGACCTAGTACAAATGTTTGATAAGGATATGCTTTCTGTTTTGATGTAACTAAAGGATATGCTGTTTTAAGTATTTCTTCTATTGTTTCTCTAGTTGGTATTATCTTTGTATCATAATCAACAACATGTTTTCTATTTTTTAATGAATCTGTTATACTCATAATACACTCGCATATTTTGATACTGGAAAATGACCTTTAGGTTCTACCCATTCCATACATGTTTTACAATAGTTCTCATATTTAAATAATCTAAAATTCATCATCTTATCAACATTTTCTTGTGTTATCTCAAAGTTTTTTGAAACAATAGCATTGTTAGCAAACTTTTTACTACAATGGACTATATGTCTTTTTTCAAAATCAATTACAGGCACCATAGGAAAAGCTGCACACATCTTCCTATCTATTTCTGCAGCTTGAGTATGTACTGCTAACACATCATCTTTATTAGGTGTTCTACCATTAAATGATTTCCACATTGTGTTTTTATGATTTATCATTTTCATTTCTTCAGGAAACTTATCTTTGTATTTAAAGTAATTAGGTGTTTTCACACATAGATTATAATTGTTGTATTCATTTGGTTGTATAAAACCATAAGGTGCTAACTTATCTAAATTACCTAGTTTTTTAATACCGTCTTCATAAAAATCTAATATATTATGTTCAACATAAAGTATATCAGGATCTTTTAGTATATGTGGATATCTTTTACGTACAAAAGAGTTTGAAAGTACTGAAGGCACGTGATTAGGATTCTTTTTGACTTCAGCGATAACATCATCTAAATTTTTTATTAGACCAGGTTCACCACCTAGTAAACAAACACGTATTTTATAATTTCTTAAATAATGTAATACTTGTTTTAGAAAGTCAATGTCAACCGTCAAATTTCTCATCTCTAAAGTATAAGATGTACAATAATGACAATCTTTATTACAAGACATAGACATAAAAAAATCTATCGCCAAATAATTCTCTTGTATTTCTTTTAAATTAATCATCTATTGTCAAATTTAGTAAAGAATAATTTATTAAATGCTATTAGTAATTGTTCCTTTGCTAATGTTTTAAATCTTGTTGGTTTGTATAAAAAGTCCTCTGTTTCATAAGCCTTCTCTATAAGATACTCGTAAATATCTTCATTGTGTTTTTCTACTAACGCTCTGTCTAAAATTATATCATCGCCAAATAACAACTTTGCTTTCTTTACAAATTTAAGTAATCTGTAAGGTATCTTATCTGTTATATCAACCATATTATTGTTTTCATCTACATAACAAAAATTAGTGACATTTGGACTTATAATTATTTCATTCATATTGTTGACATTATAATATTACATGTATTATCCACCTCATCATCTGTTAAATATGGATGAATAGGTAATGTTAATATTGTATCACATATTAACTGGGAATTCAAGCAGTTATCTTTTCTGTGTCTGTGAGTTTTATACAAGAGGTTTTCTGATATAGGTAAAGGATAATGTACATTAGCGTTAAGTCTTTTCTTTAATAAATCCCTTGTTTCTTTGTTCTCTAATCTAATTACGTATTTGTGATAACAATGATTTACAACCTCATCAACATGTGGTATAATTACAGGTAGATTTTTTAGATTGTTAGTATAACGTTTTGCAATTCTAAAACGTTTATCTTGCCATTCGTGCATTTTGTCCATTCTATGACTTATAAACTCAGCATTGATTGCTAACATTTTAGAGTTGTATCCTAACACATCACCGTTGCCGTGTCTTCTTACTTTTCTTAAAAAATCTGCTTGTTCTTTACCATCTAGTAAAATAGCACCACCGCCTGATATACCTGCAACAGGTTTATTTGCATTGAAACTTAATGTTGCAATATCGCCAAATGTACCTGCTTGTTGACCATTTCTATTTGCACCAAATGATTGACAAGCGTCCTCTATTAGTGCGATATTCTTTTCTTCACAAAAGTTTTGTATTTCTGTCATATCAGATATATTGCCAAACAAATGAGGATATACAATTGCTTTTACTTTGTCTGAATACATACGTTTGATACTATCAATTGACATATGATTTGTTTCTAAATCAACATCACAAAATACGGTTGTTGCACCATTCATTGCTACACATGACGCTGAAGATATCCATGAGAAGTTTGTAACTAATACTTCATCACCAGGTTTTATACCATATGCCATAAGAGCATATTGTAAAGCGTCTGTACCACTAGCACAAGCAACAACATACTTCCTATTAATAAGTTTTTGTATTTTCTTTTCTAAAAACTCAACGTTTCTTTCATTTTCTTTTTGCATAACATTATCAAAAAGTTTTAAGTATTCATCTTTGTTTGCTAAATATTCTCTATCCCAGCCTGTCATATAATAACCTCGCTATTTCTTCGTGCCCTTTTTTACTAGGGTGTTCATCAAGTTTACTTATAGTATATTCATTTATATCTAAAAATTGAAATATTGGAACTGATATTAAACCATTTAAGTAATTAGTGTTTTGAAATCCTATAAAATTATCAGTATCAATAAATTGCTCATATTCATCTATTAATGTTCTTAGGTGTCTCCGAACAGTATTTTGATTTCCCAAAGGTTCATATCTAGTAGGTGCTTGATGAAAACCTCTTTTAATTAAATCAAGTTGATCTGCTTCTGTTCTTTTAAGTCCTGTTAACCAAGGTTCAAACAAACCGATCATTTGAAATTGTTTGTAAGGTATGTTATACCTTTTACATACATTTTGTAAAGTTATGTAACCTAGTAATGATTCTCTTACCCAACCATAAATATCGCCAGGTCTTTTTATTCTATTATTAGACCATTTTGATATGGGCATACCAGTCTGCCAATCATCTCTATTTGCTTGTGACCATGCAGCCATAACAAGACCTATCTTATCTTTAGATGTTCTTTCTATTTTGTCTAGTAAAGTTTGTAATATAAACCTATTACCTGCACCGTCTTGTGCTAAATTAACTACTTTCATATTTAATTTTTTTCCAAGTAGTTCAGGCCATTTTGGCCACGAAGTATCCAGATCAGGATATGCTGAAGAAAGAAATTCTTTAGCTGTATAACTACAACCGCTTACTATTAATTTTTTCATATATTATCTCCGCTATTCTTTCTGATCCTATCTTGTTAGGGTGTCTATCATGTTCAGATATTTTATGTTTTTCTTCTAATAAACTTTCAACACTATATCCACCTAGTTTTTCATCTGTAGGCCATCCTAAAAATTTATCATTAAATTTGTATTTGGTATTTTTTAAAACTTCTATATATGCACCATTCATTTCATCACGCATAAATTTTATACCTTGTCTTTGTAATAACGTAAATTTTTCTAATTTATCTAATCTATCTTGTAAATTATTTTCAGCCATAGATGAATAATCTATACCGTTTAAAACTTCCCAAACATGACCCTTTATTAAACTTATCATTTGAATATGATTGTAAAAAAGTGCCTGATCAGCAACTTGGGTTTTAAAGTGTTCCATTAGATTTTGAAACGCAAATTGGTATCTTATACTTCTTCTAATCCAATATCTCAAATCGCCTCTTGCATCCGTTCTATCATTATTCCATCTTTTGTAAAGCTCACCACTATTACTTGCTGGGTTTCTCCAACTTTCTGTTTTTTCCCAATCACGTCTTGGTGCTGATGACCACGCAGCTATAACATGTCCTATTGAATGAATAGGACGCTCATTTAATGCGTCTGATAATGAACTATAGATATATTCTTGTCCCATTCCTGACATGCAAAGATTAACTGGTTCTAAATTCATCATCTCTGCTAGTATTTCAGGCCATTTAGGCCACGAAGTATCCATAGTAGGATGAGCACTAGACAGAAAAATAGGATCACCCCAACTACAACCACTTACTATTAATTTTTTACTCATACTTTATTCTTTACTATTGATTTACCTTTTTCATCTAAATGATGTTCTATTTTTATATTATCGTTTGGTCTTATTAAACAATGATACAGACAATTTTTAGGTACTCTACTATGATCGCCTGCTTCACCGTCTTTCATAATTTGTTCAAACTCTCTCCATTCATTTGACAATACTATTTCATCTATGTTTTCTGCCTCACTTACTTTACTGACTTTTAACATTTTTTGAAATAAAGGAGTATTTAATGTCCATTCTTGGTCGCACCAACAACAAGGTAATAGATGACCTCTATTACTCATAGCCATTTGCATTTTGCCGTTCATACATTGAGCAACAAATTTACCTTCTAGTTTATCTTTTTTGTCTTTCATCTGGTCTTACATATCCTTTATATCCTAAATTATATTCTTTTGATTTAGGTCTTAATGGGTCATCTTCTCCCATCCACCTTGACGAGTGCAATACTATAAACATTAAACCTTTATCTATTGCCATTTGTTTTGCCTTTTCTAAATTATGTTCATTGTAACTAAACACTATAAATTGCCATGATGGCGTTTGTTTTAAATGTTTCTTTGCCTCTAACATAACCTCATATAACTTTTTACCATCTTGGTTGATACGATACATGTTACTTTCTTCAGGCAGACCATCTATTGCAAATATCCATTTTGCTCTAGGGTGTGCTTGAAATGCTTTTATATACCACTTCATAGGTTTTTGTGATGAGGCATTATGTACTGTAACTTGTATATCTTTATTATACAGGTACTCTAATATCTCAACAAACTTAGGATGATGTACTGGATCAGATAACTGACCACAGAAATTAAATGATGAAAAGTAATCAGATAATTTTCTGATTTCATCCATCGTAGCATCCCGACCATAAACTTTTCTGCCTTCAAGTGTAAAGTTAGTTTGTCTTTGACATCTCATACACTCTAATGGACACCTATTACTTATGTCAATGTTTATACCTTTCTTTGATCTTCTATA